GAGAAGATCGGCGCGGCGCTGGCCAAGGGGGAGCTGAAGTTCGTCATGGAAGGCGAGCGGATGCACGGGTCGTGGGTGATCGTGCGCACCCGCCGCGACAACCGCGGAGAGGCGGGCTGGCTGCTGATCAAACACCGGGATCAAGGCGCGGTGGAGGACAACACGACCGGCCCGACCGATGGTCCGTCGCCTCGGGACGCACGATGATGGAGATCTCCAACGGCAAAGACAGGGCGGCGACGCCCTTTATGACCACCCAAGGCGCCGCCGCCGGCTCAGTATGGCAAAGCAACCGCGACGACAGCGCTCCCGCCGGCCTCGTCCCGCCAACCGAGGCCAAGCCCAGAGCGAAGGCAAAGACCGTCAAAAGCCTGCCCGAGTTTATCGACCCACAACTCGCTACGTCCCTGGACAAGCCTCCGACGGGGTCGGGCTGGGCGCACGAGATCAAGTTCGACGGCTACCGGATGCAATTGCGCACGGTCGGCGGCAACGCGGTTTTGCTCAGCCGCAAGGGCCTGGACTGGTCCAGCAAATTCCCCGAGATCGTACGCGCGGGTGCAGCGTTGGCCGACGGCATTTTTGATGGCGAGGTGGTAGCGCTCGATCATACCGGCGCCCCGGACTTTGCCGCGCTGCAGGCGGCGATCTCGGATGTGAGGACCAAAGACCTGGTGTTCTTCGTCTTTGACCAGATGTTCGAACGCCAGGAGGACCTACGTTCCCTTCCCCGGTCCGAACGCAAAAGCCGCCTACGGGCGACCATCGAAGGGGCACCCGCCAACATCCGCTATGTCGAACACTTCGTCACTGCCGGGGACGCGGTTCTTCAGTCGGCCTGCCGGATGGATTTGGAAGGCATCGTCTCCAAACGGCTGGACGCCCCTTACCAGTCGGGTCGCAACGGGAGTTGGAGCAAGAGCAAATGCCGCCAGGGCCACGAAGTGGTGATCGGCGGCTGGAGTACGACCGGTGACAAGTTCCGGTCGCTCATCGCCGGCGTCTACCGGGATGGCGATCTGGTCCATGTCGGCCGCATCGGAACGGGTTTTGGACGTGACGTGGTTGCGCGGATTGTGCCGCAGTTGCAAGCGCTCGAGACGGATCACAGCCCGTTCACAGGCAAAGCGGCACCGAAGAAGGCGGTGGGCGTACACTGGGTGAAACCGGAGCTGGTGGCCGAGATCGAATACGCTGGGTTTACCGGCGATGGATCGATCCGCCAAGCGGCATTCAAGGGTCTTCGCGAAGACAAACCGGCCGAGAAAGTGGAAGCCGAGACGCCGGCGCCCGCGTCGACAACGGAGCTCAGCGAACCCGCGCCGACGAATTGGACCAAGTCGGTGACACCGAGGGGATCGATCCCGGTGATGGGGATCACCATCTCGCACGCCGATAAGCCGCTCTGGCCCGACGCCCATGACAATAAGCCCGTCACCAAGCTCGAGCTCGCCCAATACTACGAAGCCGTCGGTCCCTGGATGCTTCGCCACGTTCGGGGCCGTCCCTGCTCGATGATCCGCATGCCGGACGGCATCAATGGCAAACAGAATTTCTTCCAGCGCCACACGGCCAAAGGCCAGTCGTCGCTATTCACCGAGGTAGAGGTCTGGGGGGATCGCAAGCCGTATCTTCAGTTCGACCGGGTCGAGGCGCTGGTTGCCGCCGCTCAGACTGGGGCGCTTGAGCTGCACCCCTGGAACAGCGAACCGTTTGTGCCCGAACAGCCTGGCCGGCTTGTGTTCGACCTCGATCCGGCGCCCGACGTACCGTTCGAGTTGGTCATCGAGGGCGCCCGCGAGATTCGCGACCGGCTCGAGAGACTTGGCCTCGTCAGCTTCTGTAAAACGACGGGGGGAAAGGGTTTGCATGTCGTGACGCCGCTTCAAGCCAAAGGGATCGACTGGAGCATCGCCAAAGCCTTTGCGCGGGACGTCTGCAAATCCATGGTCGCTGACGCCCCGGGGCGTTACCTGATCAATATGGCCAAGAAAGAGCGTACCGGCCGCATTTTTCTGGACTATCTCCGCAATGACCGGATGGCGACAGCCGTGGCGCCTCTGTCACCCCGCGGTCGACCTGGAGCGCCAGTGTCCATGCCGATTACCTGGAGCCAGGCGAAGAAGGGCCTCGACGCGCCCAAGTACACGGTTCGCACCGTCCCGGCGCTAATCGCCAAATCGGCGGCCTGGGAGGATTACTGCGACGGCGAGCGCCCTCTGGCTGGTGCGATCAAACGCCTCGGTAAGATCTAGGCCGTATCCCGGCGTGAGGATCGCCACCTTCAACATAAACAACATCAACAAGCGCCTCGCCAATCTGCTCGATTGGATGGCCGCAAATGAGCCGGACGTCATCTGCCTTCAGGAGCTCAAGGCGGAGGAGCGCGCCTTTCCGCTCGCCGCCATCGAGGCGGCCGGATATGGCGCGGTGTGGCGCGGACAGCGAAGCTGGAACGGCGTGGCTATCCTCGCGCGGGGCGCCACGCCCGTTCTGACCCGGCGAGCACTACCCGGGGACCCTGCCGACAACCAGGCGCGCTACATCGAAGCGGCGGTGAACGGCGTCCTGATCGCCTCGATCTACCTGCCTAATGGCAATCCACAGCCCGGGCCCAAGTTCGCCTACAAACTGGCCTGGTTCGACCGGCTGATAACCCACGCCGCCGAGCTGACGGCAGCAGCGGTCCCCGTGGTGCTAGCTGGCGACTACAATGTCGTTCCCACTGAGGCCGATATCTGGCGCGGCCACCGCGAACAGGCCAACGCCCTACTCCAACCGGAAACCCGGGCGGCCTATCGTCGACTGCTCGACGAGGGGTGGACCGACGCGCTGCGAGCCATCCAGCCCGAGGGTCCGCTCTGGACGTTCTGGGGTTACCTTCGGCATCGCTGGCCAAACGACAAGGGCATGCGTCTCGATCATCTCCTTTTGAGCCCGCGAGCGGGCGAGCATCTGATCGATGCTGGTGTCGATCGTTCGGTCAGGGGGAAGGAGGGTGCAAGCGATCACGCGCCGACTTGGATTGAACTTAATCTATGACGACCGCGAAACTACCGCTAAGAACCTCAGCGGAAGCGGTACGGTACTTGTTGTACGAGTAGTCGAGACAGAGTGCTGACCAAGCAGGATCTGCGCCAATTCTTTCAAGCGCCGCATGGCGCCTTGAAACCTCGATCTGCCGGTCTGGACCAGGACAAGTATCGAATTCTACCTGAGATGAGCTTGTCGAGCGTGATCGGCAGCTCTCGGATTCTCTTACCGATGGCATTGTAGACCACATTGGCTACCGCGGCGCCGACGCCAGTGATGCCGATCTCGCCGATGCCGCGCGCGCCTAAGGGGCTGTGCGGATCGGGGATGTCGGTCCAGATCACTTCGACCGAAGGCACGCCCAAGTGGACGGGCACGTGATATTCAGCAAGCGAAGGGTTGATGATCCTGCCCGAGCGCTCGTCAAAGAGTGCTTCCTCACTCAGCGCGAGACCAAGCCCCATGATGATGCCACCCTTGAACTGGCTGGTCGCCGTTTTCGCATTGAGAGTACGAATTTGCATTGACCATCCGCCTCACCCAATTATCGGGATGCACCGGATCTTTGTTGTCGTCGCTCATTGTCGAGACATTGGATTAGGCTGTGTTCAAAAACCCCACTCGCCGATGCCCCCGAAATCGGCGGAGTTCTGCGGTCCCGATACAGCGAAATTGCCGTATCCGAAAACTTTAGATTTTGAACGCGGCTTGGAGTACGATGGCGCAGATTTTGAGGACGCCGACCTTGACCAAGCGCGCCGCGATCTATTTGCGCGTTTCCACTCGCGAGCAATCGACGGCCGCGCAGCGCGCCGAGCTGGAAAGCGTTGCCGAGCGCGCGGGTTGGGTGATTGTGCAAATTTACGAGGATGCCGGGATCAGTGGCGCCAAAGGTCGCGATCAGCGTCCGGCCTTCGATCGCTTGCTGAAGGATGCGACGCGTCGCCAGTTCGATATCGTCATGTCCTGGTCGGTCGACCGGCTTGGACGCAGCCTGCAGCACCTGGTCGTCACGCTCGCCGATCTGCATGCCGCCGGGATCGATCTCTATCTGCGGCAGCAGGCGATCGACACCACCACGCCGTCGGGCAGAGCGTTGTTTCAAATGCTCTGCGTGTTCGCCGAATTCGAGCGCGAGATGATCCGCGAACGCGTCCAGGCCGGGATCAATCGAGCTCGCTCGGCCGGCAAGCGCCTTGGCCGCCCGACGAAGGATGCAAAGGTCGTTGAAGCCATCCGCGCCTCGCTCGACGCCGGCGTGAGCATCCGGAAGACCGCCGCCTTGCAAGATGTCGGCATCTCGACCGTTCAGCGGATCAAGGCCGCGACGCGGCATCATGTTCTTGGTCCCCAATGACCAGGACCGGCGCGCCGGTCATAAACATCATCGCCGCCGCGAAACCCGGCGTAGACATCGTAGTCGGCCATCAGTTTGCCCCGAGGGTTTTGGGCCGCCATTTCCATAACCGGGTACGCGAAGGTCAGCGCCAGCGCATCGCCGTCGTCCGGTGACGCTAGCCCACGCCGTTTCATGTCCTCCTTGCGTTCAAGGATGAGCGCGTCGGCGCCCTCGCGGGTCGTGTACCCGTATTCGACGCCAGTCAGGTCGGCGTGCAGCTCCGGATCTTCGTCGAGGACGCCCTGCGGCAGCCAGTCCCGCAGCGAGCCCCACATCTCGGCCCTCTTATTGGCGAAGACGACACCGGCGCTGTTGTTGCCGGCGATGACGGCCCTGTCGGCCCTTGCGCCGAATTGAACTTCGGTGACCGGCACCTGCATCTGCCGGAGGCGATCGACAACACCACCGCCGACGCCGCCGCCATCGACAAAAATCGCAGCCGCTTGGTGCCGCGAATGCTCGTCAGCGATCCGCGCCGCCACGGTCATCGTGTCGACCCCACGAAGCTTGATCGGCGGGATCGTCCTTGCATCACGCCCGCGGCGGAACCTGATGACGGTGCGGTCATCGCCGAACCGACCGACGTCGACACCCATGACCAGAGGGACATGTGCGCCGCTCGAGTAGGAATACTGGCCATCCCGATGCATCGCGGCCTCGACCAGTTCGGACGCGATGAACTGCATCGACCCGGCGTGCGGGAACTGGCCGCGCACGCGGACCCGGACAAAATCTGAATCCTCGCCATAGTCCTGGACCCAAGTATCGAGTTGGACCTTGTTGGTCCCCTCGACGGTGCGGCTATCGATGTTTGCGCAGTCCCAGCGGTGGCGAAAGCGGCCGAAGCATTCCCGAAAGCGCCCGGTGTTGCGCGTCGGATTCCCGAGCGCCAGCCAGATGATTTCTGTACCCTCGTCGGTCAGCGCGCCCTCCGCAACCTCCCAAATGCGATCGGCAATCGCGCTCGCCTCGTCGAAGATCAACACGATCCGCTTGCCGCGGTTGTGCAGGCCGGCAAAGGCCTCGGTGTTCGTCTCGCTCCACGGGATCGCGTCCGCCCGCCACGACCGTTCCCGAGCCGGATCAGCGGAAGAGATCGATGTCGCCGTCGGGACGAACCAATTGCGGTTGATGGCGAGGCGCAACCACTTCAGGACCTCAGGCCACGTCTTCGACCGGAGTTGCCCGTCGGTATTTGCCGTCACCACAATCCGCGTGTCGGCCATGGTCGACAGCGCCCAAAGAATAACCCACCCCGCCAGCGCCGATTTGCCGATGCCGTGCCCCGAGGCGCGGGCGAGTTGGATTGGCGCCCATTCGCCAGCGCTGTGGCGTTGCCGGAGCTGATTGCCAAGCTCACCCAACAGCGCGCTCTGCCATACGCGCGGCCCGGCCAGATCGGCCAGTTCGTATCCGGGCTCGCCCCACGGAAACGCGAAATGTACAAAACCGAGCGGATCGGCGGCAAAGCGCGCCACATCCTCGACGAGCCGATCGTCGTCACGCGATCGGGCCATTATTCGACCCCGCTCATCATGGCCGAGCCTCAGCCATTGGCGGCCTCGGGCTTGCCGTCGATGACGGTCAAGGTCGGCGGCGATAACGCCCGACGACGCGCGGCCTCGAGGCGCTCTGCCAAATCAGCGGTGACGCCGTGTTCGATGCGCTCTTTGAACTTCTCGGGGCGACGCGCCTTGAGCATGAAAATCAGCAACGTATCGCTGTATTCGCGGACGGTGCCGACCTTCTTGCCGCCCTGGTAAACCGGCCTCAGTACCCCTTGCGCGGCGCGGCGGACCGCCTCGTCTTCGAGGGCATCGGTGCCAAGCTCGACTGCGTCGTCCCAAGCTTTGGCGAATTCCGGATCGGCGCGCCGCCACTCATAGGCGCTTTGGCGCGGCAATCTTGCGACCCGACAAGCCGCAGTCACGTTTGCCGTCTGCTCCAAGGCGCTGATAAAAACGGTCATTTTTTTTGGCGTACGCGACGTACGTGCCATTTTATGCCCTCGCATAACCGGCGCCCCGGCGGCGCATGCGGGGCCGACTGTGGCTGTGATGCTCGTGCTCGGCTTTTGCAGCCTCCTCGTCGAGGGCACGTCTGAATGATTTGCGGGCGAGTTCCTCCGCCAACTCAAGCCCGGAGCGCGGGGATAGCGTTATCTCGGCATTGCCGAGGCGTACGATTAGGTCGTCGCTGATCGAGAGCGTCATAGCCAGCTTCATGCAGGCGGATTTGGGAAATGAACAGGGGGTCAAGTCGATTTCCCAATTTCCCGATTTCCCAAACGCAATAGGTTGCGAACCTGCCGGGGGCCGGGAAAATGCGACCGCCCCCTGAGGACTTCGGCGAACAGCTGGTGCTGCTCATCTCCAATGTCCGAGGGACCTTGCTGATCCGATCGCCAAGCCGAAGTTTCGTACCGCCTGCCGCGCGTGGCGATTTCGTCTGCGGCTCGGGTGATCTTGAGATCGGCGAAGAACTTGGTGCGCAGCTCGACGAGAGCCTGGTTGCCGCGGGCGCGAGGATCCGTCGTGATCGCGTCCTTGCCGTAGAACTTATCTGAGGACCCACCAGCTTCTCTTTGAAGATGCCGATGCGCCACCTCGATCAGATCGCGGGCCAGCGCGATCGCGGCCATCGGGTCTAGCTCGACCGATATCGCCTCGGTGCCGCGATAGGCAACCAGGGCGATCTCCGTGCTGTCGTCGCTGACCACGGCGCGCGTCGTCATGGGGCCGTCTCGCGGGCGGGCGGGCGATGGGCTCCGCGGAGTGTGATGGGGGTGGGGCTTCCTTGTGATGGCCTGGTCACCCATTCCCGCGAAGCCGCGCCGCACCGCTCCCAAGCGAGTGCGCGCGTCGCGCACGCTAGGGGGGTATGGGGGGTGTGACCGACGCGCCCGTGCGACGCATGTACGACGGGGGTGCGACGCATGTACGACAGGCGGTGCGACGCTCCTTTCACGACGGCGCCAATCGCGTTCTTGGCTCGGAGGGCCGGCCGTAGGTTTCCGTCTTAATCGCACCGGTCTTGAGCAGTCGGTGCATCGCCGCCTCGAACGCCGGCTTTCCCAACCCGTCGCGCTCGGGATGTCGGCTAAAGACGGTCGGCGCATAATTGCGCGCAGAGAGGTTCGGGCAAACCCAGGATGTCGAGGCATAGGTACTAACCAACAGCTCCATGAACAGACGGTCTGCCTTTGCGCTCATGGCGACGCGGTCGATACCGCTCGGCTCGTCGATGGGGGCAAAGGCTCCGTCAGTCCACCGGACTCGAAGCGTGTCTCCCGCCCCGCTGTAATTCGCTTTCAGCCGCTGCAGCCACCGTTCGTCGGGATCGGCGTTATCGCTAGTCGCGCGAGTGAAGTAGAGGCGCGAGCGCACTGCGTTGTTCCAATGCGTTGATCCGGATAGGCCGCTGCCCGTCGCGAGCCCGGCGGCGCTTGGATGGGCCAAAAGTAGCACTGCGCCATCGATGCTGGCCGCGAGACGGCGCAGCAGGATCAGGAAGCCGTTGACATGCCGTCGTTTGACTTCGTCGGCGCCGAAAACATTGGCAGCAGCGTCTAGAACAACGAGCCGGGCCCCAAAACCGCGGATCGCCTGTTCGACCTGCCGAAAATAGGCCGTGGGGCACAGGTTCCCGGCGTCATCGATTTCGACGAGTTCGACACTATCCTCAACCGCGCTGCGCCACGACATGCCCCCGATATCGAGCAAGTCGACGCCGGCCCCGTCAGCGAGTCGCGCCAGCCGGCGATGAAGTTCATCCTGGTCATCCTCGGCATAGAGACCAAACGACCGGCATTGCATCGTCGGGAGCCCGAGCCAACGACCGCCGACGGCTGTAGCAACCTGGAGCTGCATGGCGAGCAGCGACTTGCCCGTGCCGCCATCGCCCGACAAAAGCGTCACCTGCCGTAGCGGGAGCCATTCGGAGACGCACCAAACGCGATCCGGAACGGGCATTCCCGCGAGATCGGACGCTACCGTCAACGGCAGTGGCGACGAAACGATGGACGTCTGCCCGAGCCGCTTTAGATGTTCTTCAGCGTGCGCAAGCTGCGCGCCGGCAGTGTCGTCGAGGTCGTGCCGAAAGGCCCGGTCGGCGATGTCTTCACTAAGCCCGATCAGTTGCCGCCGCACATGGAGGTCGAGGATTTGGCGGCCGTAATGTTCGGCGTTGATGACCGTCACCGCCGCTGCGGCGATCTGGACCAGATACTTCGCGCCGCCGAGATCGGCGAGCGTTGGATCCTGGTCGAATTGGTTCTTTAAGGTGACTGGGTTGGCGACCTGTCCGTTATCGATCAGCTTGCAGATCGCCGCGTAGATGCGCCCATGCACCGCAATGCTGAAATGCTCGGGCTCGAGGAAACCAGCGACAGCGGTGTAGGCGCGCGCGTCGCGGAAAATCGCACCCAACAGCGCCTGCTCGGCTTCGGTATTGTATGGCGGAATTCGCGGTACATCGGGATCGGCGCCGCGAAGGGGGGCAACGCTCATCCAACCGACGTCCAGGTGCGCGCCGCCCGGCGCCGATCGGCTTCCGCGCGCCGTGCGCCGATCATTGGCGATCGCCCCAGATACCAGCCTCAATTAGCAGAAGACGGTCGACAACCACGCCGATCATTGACGACGGCGCGTTATCCGGTTGGCGCCCGATGCCCGCCGCAATCGCGGTGAGTGAGTCGCCGTGCTGCAAAAGCCGCGAAAGGCAAACCGCCGCATCGTCGAGGAGATGGTCGCGGTCCGACCCCGACTTCGCGCCGCGCAAAAAGACTTCGAGGAGGCGACCATCGGGGGCAAATCCGGCGGTAACGTGAATCCGCTGGCCGCCCGCCAGGGTGATCGTTTCGGTAACCGCGGCGCGGCGAGTCGGAAGGCGCTCGCGACTCATCGCCCGCCTCCCAATCGCGGCGCAAAAAGCCGGTAGGCGCTGCGCTTTTGGGCCGCTGTCGAACGACGGGGCGCTTGAGGTTGAGATTTTGGCTTGGATCGGGTAAAAACAGCTTGCTGTGAGCCGTTACTACCCGTCGCCCGCCTAGGTTCGCCTGGCGGGCGCGGTGTACTCGGGTGCATGGATCACCGCTGCGGTTCGCTGGTACTGCTCCGCCGATGACGCTCGATGTAGGCGAGCACATCGCGGCGTCCATACCGCACCGCGCGGCCGATCTTGACATACGGGCAGCCCGACCCCGTGCTGCGCTCGCGCTCGATCGTTCGGGCCGAACAGCGTCGCATGTCCGCGTACTCCGGGGTGGTCAAATACTTCTCGGGGTCGTCGTCCATGCTCGCTCCGTCTCGTTGCGTCGCCATAAGGCGGTTCGTGACGGCGAATAAATGGAACAAATCAAATCGACGACGTAGGAACAGATTTAATGGTTTTCTTGTTCCGACGCTCACGACTGAGGGTTTCGTGTTGTCCTTGTGCTGCGTCTACGGCCGTCGCAATTCCATGTGGACCCCCGGCCGATCCGGATCCCACGATATCAAAACCGTACTTCTAGCCTTGTCCGGTCCGACCAGCTCTTTGCCTTTCATCAGGCGCCAGAAGTTCTGGCCGTCCCTTCGCAGGTGATCTGCGCCGAAAGCGCGAAACCCAAACGACTGTCGCGCATCCTGCCGGGCACGATCTAAGAACCAGTCAACGGTATTAGCCCCGAGGATTTTTGTTGCTCGGCGCCCCCACATCTCGATGTTTTTGGAGGAAGCCTGCTTGTATGCCGTCGCCACCATTTCGCATGCCTTGGTCTTCTGTATCCCGCACCCGACAAAATACTCGACGTGAGCGACGGCGCGGGCACGCAACACCCACAACTGAAACCCCTGCTTGTTATGAGGTCGGCCTTTCTGCGGCCTGAACACGATGGAATCGCCACCAGCCAAAAGCTCTCCTATTTGGTCCCGGATCAGCTCGGAGCCCAATAGTGGAAAGCAACCTTGAAAAATGCGGAGGATTGCGTCGAGCTGATGGAGGATCACCCTACCGTCCGACGGAATAAGACGCTCCCGAGCCGAGGGTACCCACAGCTGCGTCGGGCCGAGCTCAACGCCCACCTGCCTAGCGGCGGCGGCGAGCTCATGCCACACCGCCCATCCCGCCAGCAGACCAAACAATTGACCGGCGACAGCCAGGGCCGCGCTCGCTGCCTCGGGGTCCGCCGGCGGAACGGGACAGGAAGGCCTCAGCTTCACCAGACGATCAATCAGTTCGTGGGCTTGCCTAGTAATCTCGTCCCGCTCTCGGTCGGTGTCGATCGCCTCGCTCTGGATCGCCCACGGAGCCGGTAATTCAAGCAAATAGTCCTCCTGCAACAGGGTAGGCGCCCCCCGCTTGCGCGCGCGGCGCTTGTTTCCGCGCCGATCGCAAATGGAACGCTCTCGCGTTGCGCCGGAAGCTTCAGTTGCCATTTGCCGATCGCTCGCCCAATAGAGGCACCGTCAGCATGAGAGTCACCGTCAGCATGTTTCGCGTTTGGCGCGCGTGGCGCTTATCGTCCCGTCTGCGTTCGGCGGGAGGGCAAGTCCACTACCTCACCCGACGGGTTCGCGTTGCGGTTCATCGCCGCAGCGATTTTCGCTCCCACCGCGTCGTTGGCGGCGCGCAGCGGATCGGCGGAAAGATGGGCGTAACGAGCGGTTGTCGCCGCGTGCTTGTGGCCGAGCAATGCGCCGATCACGGGCAAGCTCAGGCCACCAGCCGCCCCAACGCTGGCGAAACTGTGCCGGAGATCGTGCAGGCGGACGTCGGTCAGTCCGGCCACAGTGCGCACGCGCGACCACACCTTGCCGATGGCGGGCCCGGCGCCGTTCGCCCGTATGCCGGGGATTACCTGCGGGCTCCCCGCCATGCGTGGGAGTTCCTGGAGCAAGGCGCGCGCCGGCGCGTTGAGATAAACTATTTTAGCGCCCGTTTTGCTATCAGGGAGCCGCAGGCACTGGTGCTCAGAATCCACATGATTCCATCGAAGATTGACGATCTCACCTTTGCGGCAGCCGGTCAGCAGGAGCAGCTTGATCGCGGTGGACGGATAGGGATTGCCCGATCGCTCCGCCTCCGCATCGAGCGCTTCAGCCAACCGAGCAATCTCATCTTCCGACAGGAATCGTTCGACCTTGCGCACCGGCGCTTTCTTGACGCCTCGCGCCGGGTTATCGGCGCACAATCCCCGCCCGTTGGAGAAGGCATAGATCGAACTGACTAGCGCGACGCATTGCGCTGCGGCGCCTTTGCCGCCGCTGACAATGCTACCCGGTCGCCGCTTTTGGGAGCTCGCAATTTTCTCGGCCGTCTTGCCGGTCGTAACGGCGTTGCGCATGCGCTCGACCTCGGTACGGCCGATGCGATCGGCCCGAAGAGTACCGAGCAGTGGGCGTAGGTGATGTTCGATCCGACCCCGATCAGTCATGAGTGTTGAAGGTTTTTTGTGAGCGGCACCTTCCGCTAGGTAGAGATCGATCAGATCGCTAAACGTCAGCGCCTCACGCTCTTCCCGCCGTGTGGTGGCGGGGTCGCGGCCCGCGGCGACCTCCGCCAGTAGCCGTTTTGCCTCGATCCTCGCCGCTTCGGGTGTCCAGGGCGAGCCGTGCTTGCCGATTGTCAGTCGCCGTTTCGGCGCGCCGCGGCCCGAGCCCGCGCGGTAATCGACCGCATAGGACTTCGCCCCGGCTGGGGTAACAACGAGTACAAAGCCCTTAAGCTCGCTGTCACGCACAAGGTAGGTGGTCGACTGTCGTTGCGCGGCATCGACAACCCGCTTAGTAATCTTCGCCTGCACGGAGCCATCCCCCATCCCCGTTATGTCGGCACCATGTCGGCACCGGAGATCGTAATTGCGGCGGCGATTGTCGGGTTGTGGCGGAGAAAACTCAAGGAGAATCGCTATTTTTTGGGCCCACACGGTATTGCTGGCGGCGAGTGACGGTTCAGGTTTTAGGATTTTGATTCCGGCATACGGAGGTTCGAATCCTCCCGCCCCAGCCAATTTATCAATAAGATAGATGGCGGCGCTTCGCCTCCCCTTGCTATTGGGTATCACCAGGGTATCACCAGAGTGAAAGTCGCGGGAAAGCCGACACCCGCGGCTTCTCCCGCCGCGCCTCAGGCG